CATTCCGTAGGGCGGTTTGCCGGCCAGCGATTCCGGCTGGAACCATGGCAGCAACCCATAGTTGAGAAAGTCTTCGGCCAGTTAGGCGACGACGGGCACCGGCAGTATCGCATTGTCTTTGTCGAAATCCCGCGCAAGAACGGGAAATCAACCATTGGCGCTGGCTTGGCGCTTCGCCTACTTTGCGCTGACGGTGAGCCGGGGGCGCAAGTGTACAGCGCCGCCGCTGATCGCGAGCAAGCGGGCATCGTGTACCGCGAGGCCGCATCAATGGTCAGAGCGTCGCCGCTGTTGGCATCTCGGCTGCGAGTAATCGACAGCCGAAAGAATATCAGCTACCCGCAAACGAACAGCTTCTACCGCGTTGTATCTTCCGACGCGGGACGCCAGCACGGCCTTAACCCGCATGGCGTCATCTTCGACGAAATCCACACCCAACGGGATCACAACCTATGGGTAGCTATGACCTCGGGTTTTGGCGCTCGCTTACAACCAATAGTAATTGCCATTACCACCGCAGGCGTCCCCGACGATTCGCCTCTGTGGTGGGACATGCACGAAAAGGCAAGACAAATCAGAGAAGGGGTGATCGTTGACCCTGGCTTTCTTGGCATCCGCTTCGGCGCGGACGCTGGCGACGATTACGAGGACCCCGCTGTCTGGCGCAAGGCCAACCCCGGCCTAGGCTCGATCATTCACGAAGAGGGCTTCAAAAAGGACTTTATCGAAGCACGGACGCAGCCCCGACTATGGAATGACTGGCTACGTTATCGACTTAACGTCCCCACGCAGCAGTATGACCGCTGGCTCGATATGTTTCAGTGGCCCCGGCTTGAGGATCGTTACAGCGAGAGCGACCTCAGCGGGCAGGAATGCGTCATGGGGCTTGACCTTTCCAGCCGCGTCGACTTAACGGCGTTGGCGCTGTTGTTTAAGCAGCCCGATGGCAGCGTAAGAAGTTTGTACCGCTTCTGGCTGCCGGAAGAAAACATCAGACAGGATCTCCGGCCTTGGGTATCAAACGGCTACATCAAAACCACCCCCGGCGCGTCAATTGATTACGAGTTTGTCCGCGCCGAGATCAATGCCCTTGCCAAGCAGTACAAGGTAAGGTGTATCAATTACGACACTTGGCGGGCGGACTTACTCAGAGGCCAGCTTGAGAGCGATGGCTTTGAGTGTAACGAGATCCGTTTCGGCATCCGCTCCATGGATCGACCTAGCCGAGACTTTGAGACGGCTTGGGCGGACGGCAAATACCGACACAACGGGAACCCTGTCATGCGCTGGATGTGTGACTGCGCGACAATCCGCAGCGACGCAAACGGAAACATTATGCCTGTGAAGCCAGACCGCAAAAAATCAACGAAAAATATCGACGGGGTAGCCGCGACGATTATGGCTTGGGACACTTACAGCCGCCACGATAGCAACACTTCCGTATACGAGCACAGAGGAATTCGCTTTGTTTAGACGACTTCAAAAGGCATATATGGCGCTCGGCCCTTGGATTGGCGTTGAATGGACGACAGCCGGCCCCCGCTTTCTGTGGGACGCGGGCGCTCAGACCGTCAGCGGGGTATCCGTCAACGGCGACAGCGCACTCAAGACCATTGCTGTTCAGCGATGCGTGTCGCTAATTGCGGGGACGCTAGCCAAGACGCCAATCTACAGCTACTCCCCCGGCACTCGTCGCGTAATCCGCCAATCTCCGCTTGATGCTATCTTCAACCGGGCGGCTAACCCTTCTTTGTCTGGCTTCGCATATCGATCCTACGCATGGAAAGAAATCCTACTTTGGGGCAACCACTACGCTCTCAAGATCCGGCGCAGTAACAGCGGCCAGCTAATCGGCCTCATCCCCTTACGTGCGGCGCAGGTCGAGCGCAAGATCAAAGAAGACGGCATCACGCCGTACTATCGACTGCATAAGGTCGACGGCCTTTACAGCGATTATCAGGCAGCAGATATCTTTCACGTCCCGTACCTCGTCACCGATCAATACGGTTGCGGGTTATCTGTCATTGAAGCGGGGGCGCAGGAAATCGGACTAAATCAAGCGGCACAAATGGACGCGGCCTCGTGGTTCCAAAGGGGAGCGCGGCCTAGCGGCGTGTTAAAACATCCGGGCAAGTTGAACGATGAACCCTACAGGCGATTGCAGGAGGCTTGGCAGAAGCAACAAGGCGGGCTGGATAATGCCCACAAGATAGCCATTCTTGAAGAAGGAATGGAGTTTCTGCCGATGTCCACCACCCCGGCGGCTAAGCAGTTGCTTGAGTCGCGCATCCAAAGCGATGAGCATGTGTGTATGATTTTCGGCGTCCCGCCGTCGATGATTGGCTTGACGTCAAAATCAACCTCATGGGGCTCGGGCATTGCTGAGCAAGTCCTGGGTTGGCAAAAATTCAACCTTGGGCCTCTTTCGTCTCAGTTCGAGTCTCAGGCGCAAATGCAGCTAGTAACTGACTCTAGCGAGTTGCGGCACGACTTTAGCGAGTTGCTAACACCGAGCTTTGACAAACTCGTCGAGGCCCTAGGCAATGCGCACCGGGGCGGCTTACTAACGGCCAACGAATGCCGCGAACGCATCGACTACGACCCGATGCAAGGCGGCGACAACCTGCTAGTACAGCAGCAAATGATACCGATCACCCGAGCGGGAGATCAACTCGCAGCAGGGGGCCTAGATGCGCCGAACCCAACTATTTGATGTAAAATTGGCCGACGGTGCCGCTGGCACTTTCGAGGGATACGCTTCGATTTATGGCAACGTCGATTCCTACGGCGATGTAGTAGAATCAGGCGCATTTACCAAGACCATCAGCGAGCGCGGTAACAAGATACCTGTTCTCTGGCAGCATGACTCGCGGTTGCCAATCGGCACCGGCGAAGTATTCGACGCCGGCAACGGCCTCGGCATCAAGGGGCGCATTATTGATTCCGTTTCGTATGGCGCGGACGCATTGAAGCTAATGCGCGAGGGGGTAGTCAAGGGCTTAAGCATTGGCTACAGCGTCATGAAAGACGCATGGGACGCCGACCGCAAAGTACGCTTGCTCAAGGAAGTCAAGCTATACGAAGTCTCTGTTGTTACATTTCCTGCCAATGAATTAGCCGTTTTAAACGGCGTCAAATCAAACCCCGCCGAAGATGAAGCCGTGTTTGTCATGGCGCAAATTGCCAGCGATCTCAAGGCCGGTAAAACTATCAGCCGAGCCACCAGAGCAAAGCTGCAAGAAGCTATCAACACTTTAACTGCACTACTTGTCGCCGACGACGATGAAGACGACAGCGACGAGTTAGCCGCAAAGAACAAGCAACCCGAGCCGCTGCCGCACTCGCCGGTTGACCTCGTGGCTGCATTGCGCGAGCTTCGCGCATCGCTTTAAGCCGCAATCCTACAAACTAACTACCGCTGCAAAGCGAAAGGAGGCTCTATGCCTCAGGTACTTACTCCTGAACTCAAGGGCGAATTTCTCGGGCTGATTGCTCAGACCCGAGACGAGTTCGCCAAGCAAACCGAAGAGAGAACGCGTGGCATGATCGAACCTATCCGGGAAGAAGTCATGCGCAAACTAGATGATCGGATCGACGCCATTGAAGCAAAGATTCGCGCACCGCATGCTCCGGCGGATCAGAAAGCAACCGATGAGCGAGTAACCCAACTTTTCGGCGAATACTGCCGCAAGGGACAAGGTTTCCGCACGCCACAGGATGCCCCCGCCGAATGGAAAAACATTCTGGCGAACGTCGACCCCCAGGGCGGCTATTTGATGCCCGTCGCCACGGAAGGCCGCATCGTGGCGAAGGTGTACGACACCACACCGATGCGGCAGTATGCCACCGTGGAGCCGCTAAACGGCGACAAGCTCGAAGGCTTGATTGACAACGGCCAAGCTGATAGCGGCTGGGTATCGGAACAGGGCGCTCGGACTGAAACAAATACGCCGGAGCTTGGCAAGTACAGCATCGAAGTCCACGAACAGTATGCTCGCGCTCATACGTCGCAGAAATCGCTGGACGACATGCCGAATGTCGAAAGCTGGCTGGTTGGCAAGCTCTCCGACCGCTTCACCCGCGTCGAAAACGCATCGTTCTTCAACGGCACCGGAATCGGCCAGCCACGTGGCCTGTGCGCATACACCACCGCCGCTACGGCTGATTCAACTCGCGCATGGGGAACCATCGAGCACATCAACACTGGCGCTGCCGGTGCGTTTGCCGCAAGTAACCCCGCCGACACGCTGATTGACGTTATCTACCAGATGCGGTCAGCCTATCGGGCGGGCGCGATGTGGATGGCCCCCAAGGACGTTTATCGGCTTGTGCGCAAGTTCAAAACAACCTCGGATGCTCCGTATATTTGGGAACCCGCGTTCGGCGCTGATCAGCCCGCCCGCGTCTTGGGCTATCCCATTGTGGAAGCTGAAGACATGCCGGTGTTGGCTAACGGCTCCCTGTCGATGGCCTTTGGTAACTTCCGTGAAGCTTATACCATTGTTGATCGCTTGGGTATGAGGATAATCCGCGACATTTACAGCTCCAAGCCCTTCGTCCAGTTCTACTCGATCAAACGCACTGGTGGCGGCGTGGTCAACTTTGAGGCCGTAAAGTTCGTCCGATTCGGCAGCTAAGTGAGAAAGGAAATAACATGCCTAACATTCGTTACGACATCCAACACAACGTCCCCCTCGTGACCGCTTCTGCGCCGCGAGGAACCTCCAGCGACAATACGGCAATTACTCTCCCGTCTGCCACCACAGGCTTCGACCTTCAAAATTTCGAGGCCGTCAATGTGCTGCTGGTTAGTGGCACGCTAA